GCTTGACCGCCTCCGGCCAGTAGGGCTGCCAGCTGTCCAGCGACAGCGCCCAGGCCAGCCAGGGCAGCAGATCAGCCGGGCAGGTGTCCGGGTTCCACAATTCTCGAATCGGTGTGGGTACAGCACCGATGCGCGCGGTGGCGTCATCCAGCGCATGCTCCTGTGGTGTGGCGTTTGGGGGGAGCAGGTTACTCATCCAGGCCACCATCGGTCAGGCTGATGCCGGTGCAGTAAGAAGCACTCTGCGCGTCGATCACCAGATTCTCGGCCGGGCTGACCAGATCAACCCGCTGCACGCCCGGCTGGTGCAGGGCGGCGTAGATGCCAGAAAGCGTCACGTCCAGGCCGATGCGGTGCTGCTTGGCCACATAGGCTTCGATGGCCTCCTGGGCAGACTGCATGACCACGGTGCGGTCCGGGCCGGCGTAGAAGTAAAGCGTTGCCTCCACGGTGTAGGGCACGATGGTTGCGCTTCGCACGGTCACGAAGTCTGTCAGCGGCCGCACATCATCTGCGGACAGAACGGCTTCCACCCTGTCGATCAATGCCTGGCTGGCCTCGCCATCGCCGGTTCTGGACAGGATCGATACCACCACTTCACCCGGCGCCGGGCTGGTGGCGCTGGCGTCCAGCACATCACCGTCCGCCCCCAGGGCATGGAAGATGTACGCGCCCTCCGGCCCGGCCGTGCTGAAGCCTTCCAGCGACAACTGGATGCGGTGTCTAAGGTCGGTGTCAGACTCGAAGGTTGGCGGAATCGGCGGGATAGCCTCGGCGTTGCCGGGGTCGATCACCAGGCGTTTCACACCGAACAGCGCGCCAAGGTGTTCCAGGTCGGTGCCCCCGGCATAGGCCAGCATCACGGCGCGGGCCGCGTCATTGACGCGCTGGCGCAACAGCAGTTCACGGTAGGCGGCCACCTGCAAAATCTTGTAGGCCGGGTCGGACTCCACCAGCGCGGTGAAGGCTGGATCGCGGGCCTGCAGATCGGCCAGCATGGCGGCGAAGATGGTCTCGAAGTCCAGCGCCTCCACCACATTGGGCGGCGCCAGTTGGGATAGATCAACGGCCGCGAATGCCCCTGCCATTACCTCACCTCGATGCCGTCAAGCCGAACGGCGCGGCCGTCTGGCAGGTATTCGCCGGCCAGGTCCAGCACCACATGGCCGGGCGATGCACTGGATGCCACCACGCGCTGCAGCTTGAAGCGCGGCTCCCACCGGGCGATGGCCTCGGCGGTGGCGGCGTAGATGTCCAGCAGCGTGCTGCGGTTCATGGGCGCATCGACCAATTCAAACAGCCGGCTGCCGTAGTCGCGTCGCATCACCCGACTGCCGATGGGCGTGGTCAGGATGTCGCGGATCGACTGGCGCAGGTGGTCGATACCAGACAGCGGCTTGCCTGTCGTTGCAGAGGTGCCGTTCATGCCCGTCAATATGCGGGTAGGCCGGGTTCTTTTCCTCTGGCGCTTTTTCCGTCAGCCGCCTGCAAACACGTTCGGGCTGCCCTCGGCCACGGCTGTGCACGTCGGGTCGCCCACCCGGCCGCACTGACGCCCGTTGATGTAGACCGTGCTGCTGCCGGATGAGATCGGCGCGGCGTGCCCAGGGCAAGGCGAACCGGGCAACAGGTGGCCGGTGTTGCTGTCGCCCTGGCGCGAGATGCTGATGCCGTTGCAGAACACATCCGGCGATCCCTCGGCCCGGACCATGCCGGAACAGTGCGGAATGTCGGCGTCACCGACTCGGGTGATGGCTGGCATGTTTGCGTTCCCGTAGCATGAACTCGCGGAAGATCTGCGGCAGGCGCTCGATGGCCTCGTGCTGCTCGTGGGTGTGTGGGCCTGGCGGAATGTCGGGCATGAACTTGATCATGGCGTCGAACTCGGCCGGCAGATCGTCCCAATGGGTGAAGTGCAGCAGCTGCCCGTCGAGCAGGATGGTGTATTCGCCCTTGCCCATCATCAGTTCAGATCGATGCGCGCGCCGTTCAGCCGGATGCCTGCGGCGTCCAGCTCCAGCGTGCTGCCGTTGCTGCTCAACAGGATGCGGCCGTTGTTCATGGTGAGCAGCGATCCGCCCACGGTCACGTTGTAGGTGCCGGCCGGGTTGAGCGTGGTGTTCATGACATGGGCCTCGCGGTCGTACTCGACCACGGTGCCGTCCTGGTAGACGGTGCGCCGGATGGTGCGCTTGTCAGCGGTGGCCGGGTAGGCCGTCTGGTAGATGGCCGGCATCACCACGGCCTGCGATTGGTCGCCATAGGGCGAGAGCACCACCACCTGCTCGCCAGGCTCGGGCGCCCACCAGCTGCGGTCCTCGCAGGCGCGGTGGGTCAGCCACGGCAACCAATCTGTGACGAGGCCACCCGTGCGCACCTTCACGCGGGCCTTCGCGTCGTCCAGCTCGGTGACCACCCCGATGCGGACCAGGTTGGCCAGGATGCGTTCGGTCTCGGCCTGTGCCCACTGCTGGCTCATGGCGTGACCTCGGGCGGCTCGGTGACCTCGAAGTAGTCATCGATGTGACCGGGGCCGATCTTGGGCGTGATGCCCAAGAACACCTGATTCGGCGTCTCGCCTTCATCGGTCCAGACCGTTTCGCCCAGGTGGATCACCTGCTGCCACTCGACGCGCCAGGCCTCGTACTGGTCAAGCTCCGGGTCGAAGTCGTCTTGGTAGATGCCGATCAACTCGGCCGGCCCGATGGGGCAGCCCCAGCGTTGCAGGCGCACAAAAGCGCCTACGGCAGCGGCCAGCTTGCGAATCTCCATGCGCGGATTCTTGGCGCCCTGGCGGAAGCCGATCACCAGCCGCGCCTCGAAGCGGGCCATGACGGCCTGCTGCTCGGTGCCGGGGTCTTCATCGTTCACGGCGTCCATCTCGGTCAGCTCGATCAGGCAGGCCGGAACGGGCAAGCTCTTGCGGTCCAGCCGGTACGCCTCGACCGTCTGCAAGGCCGGGAACTGGGCAGCGATGGCGGACACGATGCCAGCGTGCACCGCCTCCAGGGTGGTCACTGTGTTCGCGTTCGCCATCTCAATTCATGCTCGAAGGTTTTGAAGAATTGGGCCTCGAACTCGTCCGCCTTGATGACCTTGCTCTCGAGGAAGGCGTTGGCCTTGGGCTCGATCTCGGCGCGCTGCTTCTCGATGGGCAGCCGGGCACGTCCCTTGCGCTTGAACACCTGCCGCCCGCCGCGCTTGCCGCTGGCGATGAAGCCGCCCTCCACAAAGCGCCCGCCAGCGGCCTTCACCCCGGCGCCGGATTGCCGTGGCTGCAGCCAGATCAGGCTGATCGGGTTCAGGCCGAACCAGACCTTGACGCTGGCACCATCGCCCAGTCGTTGCAGTCGGGCAGACTTGATGCGTCGGCGCACGATCTTCTGCTGAATCGCCAGCTCGGCCGACAAGCCTCGGGTGGAGCGGGTGCGAACCCATGAGGCCATGCGGCGTAGCGTGCTGTTCAAGGCCCTGCGGACCTCGATCTCGGTGGCGGCAAGGTCGACCACCACGCGCTCCAGCTGCCGGGCATCGATGTTGATGTCGATCATGCCTGCAGCGCCATCTCGAGCATGGCCATGCCGGTGCCGTCGGGCTGCGGGCCGGTCAGCACGTCATAGGTCTTGCCGTCGATTTCGACCACATCCCCGCGCGTGGCCCCCAGCACGTCTGACTCCTTGCAGGTCAGGCGGGGCCGGTTGGTGTCCAGCTCGTACTCGCCCAGCTCGGCGTTCAGGTACGGGTCATCGAACACGGCGTTGAACTGCCGCACCTCACCAGACTGCAGGCGCAGGGTGACGGCGGTGGCGAACTCGTCCGCGTTGAGGAAGGTGTCCAAGTCCTCCCAGGCGGGGCGGGGCATTACTCGCTCCGCTTGCCACGGCGGCGCCGGGGCTGTTCATCGGCGTCGGTTTCCACCAGGCCCACGCGGTCCTCGGTCGCCTCGTCTGCCTGCGGTTCGGCAGCAGCCACTTCTGCCAGCCTGGCCTTGCCACGGTTGAGCAGGTCGCGGGCGTCCGATGTGGGCACTTCCACCACGTCACCAGGACGGGCCATCT